AGCCATTAATCCACCAAGAATATTTTCTAAACCGATATCTAATTCTTTGAAGCTTTTCCCGGCTCTTTCAGCTTCACGTGAAAGGTCCCTTAAATCATTTCGAACTTGTTGTATTGAATTACCATCATCAACAGAACGAAGCGCACGTTGTAACTTTTCAATATCAGCTTCTGCTCCCAATGCTTCACGACCAATAAGACCAATCGCTTGATCTAACTGTCTACTGGTAGCCGTACCACTTTTAATTGCATTCACAAGACGATTTCCTAACGCTCCTGCAAAATCATCAACACTTTTCCCTGTAGCTCTAAATAATGTTTCTAATTGCCTTGTTGAACTCGCTACGTTGTCTTGTTCAGCTTTCATATTTCCAAGCTTGTTTTTTAGACCATTAAGCGATCCTTCTGTAAATTCAATTTCACGCCTAAACGCACGATATTGTTCTTCGGAAATTTTTCCATTTTGAAACTGGGCTTGTACCTGTTGTTCTGCTGCCTTCAATTTATCTAGCTTTTGAGTTGTATTTTCAATTGCTTGCGTAAGTAATTGTTGTTTTTGCGCCAATGCTTCAACATTACCTGGATTAAATTTCAAAAGTCGTTCAACATCTTTTAGCTCTTTTGTTAAATCATTACTTCGTTTATTTACATCTTTTAACGCATTTTGTAACGGCTCTGTATTTCCACCAATTTCAATCGTAATTCCTTTAATTCTTCCTGCCATTTTCTCACCTCTCTTCTTTAGAAACTATTAAAGTCTGCTTGTGTTGCTTTACGTGTTTTTTCTTGTGGGGGTTTCTGCATTTCTAAATATTCATCGATATAATCAAGGCACATACCAATCGTCATATCTTCTAGATCAGCCTTTGTAAGTTTGCATTTATAACACAAAACAAGGAACGTCTCAGTGGTGAATACATCACCCTGATTCGCTCCTTGTTGACTATTATTACTATCTACAACTTTTTTTTAGATTGAATTGTGGAAGCTATCATATCTTGAATATCTTCTAAGATTTCAATGATTGGAAATTCATCGAATGAATCTAACCATACCATCGGTTCTGGTATCTTTGGATCAGCTGTTTTCGCCATAGTCCAAACAAGATTATAAAACACTTCAAAATCCACACTATCTAACTTACTTGGATCTAGATTCTCCATATCAATTTTCCCAAGTGGTGCTAACTTGAGAAGTTGTGCAAAATAATCCTTTCCAAATTGCGCTTTAAATCGGACCGGTGTCCCTCCTGTACTTTTTAAACGAATATCTTGACCATCTACTGTAATTGTCTTTTCCATTTACTATTACGCTCCTTTTGGTGCTGCTGGTTTTTTAACGTATACTTCTTTGTACCAATTATCATAAATTGCTTGAGTTGTTTTAGATGTTGTTTTTGTTTTAACCATAGGTCTTCCTCCTGGTGCTAAAACAATTGGACTAGAAACGAACTTCAATTCATTTGTATTTGGTTCAGCTGAATTTGTTTTAGTTTTAGATGCGATTGTTGGACGACTTGCTGCACAGTTATACATAACATGTCGAGTCGCGTTTACATCGCCATCGAATTCAAATAGTAATGCAAATGGTTTCCCTTTAGCATCAGCTAACTCATTTAATACTCCGTCTACTTCATCTAATTGCTCCCCTAATGCATCGATAGCAAATTGTTCTGGGATAGTAGCGATGTTTAATGTTCCATCGTAACCTTGGTTATTACTTGCTGCGTAATAAAGCATGTCATCTGCATAGAATTCAATTAAATCACCACGCGGCTCAAATGTTAGTTCAACCCCACCAGGCAATGGAATCGGTGTCGCAAACTTTACTAAAAAATCTTGAGTATCAAATGGGACATAATGTACATTCTTTAAACCAAACGTAACTTTATTTTCTTTAAGCATTTATATCAACCTCATTTCATATATTTTCTGATACATATTTTCAGATTCAATAATTCCTTCAATCGGTGAGTCATAAGGAATCTCATGATCGTCTAGAACTTTTTCAAGTTTGGCTTCTGCAACTAAGTTTTTTTTAGTTGTGTAAAGCTCAATATTTAAATCATTTATTTTGTGATAAACCTTGTTATCTGCCATTAGGTTTGCTGATCCATCCACAAGGAAACAAATATAAGGTGGCGCTGGGACTGGCTTCGTTGGTGTTGCTGTGAAATGCGAATAAGCCACAGGATAACCTGTAGCTTCAAGAATTTTTGTTAATTCACCTAATGTCATTGTTGAACCGCCCTTTCAATACGTCTTGGCAATTCATCAATTACATACTGTTCAACTGGAAGGATATGAACTTGTGCTGGCACACGGCCCCCACCCGCTTTCGCATGTCCCTTTTCTAAAAGATGTGTTAATTGTCCTTTTGTATTGTGAACGACAAAACCATTACCTTCTTTTTTCTTACGCCACCCTTTACGATAAGCACCTGTTTTTTTCGGGCTACCTTGCCTTAATTTTTCTACAGCGACATCAGCTACTTCTTCTTCTGCTGTCAGTAACTCTTCTTCCACAACATTTGCATATCTTTGTAATTCTCTAGCAATCTCACTCGCAAAATCATTCATATTAAGTATGCTCCTTTGCGATAATAGTCAATGTTTGATACATTTCATCATCATTCATTGGCGGTTCGATAATATCAAAGATACGCCCTTTCATATTGATTCGCATTAATTCTGTAATACCTGTTGTATAAGGAATAACAAACCGATAAATTCGTGTAGACTGTGAAGCCGAAGCTTCAATGTACTCTGAACCTTTTACCGTTTTTATCATTGCCCATGCTTTTTTTACTTCTTGCCAATTACCTGTTTCAACTTCTTGATTCAATTCATCTTTTATTACTTCAGGTTGTTCAATGATAATTCGATTTCTACGATCACCTGTATTCAATGGCTTTTTGTACTGAAAAGGACGCATATTAATCACCGTCCAATTTAATTTCTTCTAATGCTTTATCGATGCCTAAACTATTAATCTGACTTAAAAAATTCTTGTCAAAATACTCTAATGCATCGTTATAAACATAACGAGAGCGTTCAAAAACTAATTCTTTGAACTCCTCGTCATCATTTAAATCATAATTCCCACAAATCCTAAGTAATGCCTTGTTAGACGTAGAAAGGATGCGCTTTAGGTTGTCGTCTTCCTCATCCCCTAAGTGCATCCTATCTTTGAATTGCTGTAATATTTCATTCGAAATTACTGTATTCATTCACATCACCCTTGTGTTGGTGGGGTTACTTCTTCAAGCTTTAATGTGTAAACTTGTGAAGTGTATTTATCCTTCGGTTTACCTGTAGCATATTGTTTAGCAATATAAACAGTTGCATCTTCTAAAGCTAATGTTTCTTCATATTTCTTGATTGGCTCCGTTCCACCCATCGCTGCAATGTATTCCCCTTTAACAAAGAAAACCACTTGTCCTTGAGGTACAAATACAGATTCTGTTGGGATTGGATTAAAAGGTAAGCTCGTTACATATACACCTGCCGCATTTTGAATCGTAGCATTTGCTTGAATATCAAAAGTATCGAATGGATTTGTTACCATAACTACTTTACCAGCAATATTTTTTGGTCGATCTGCATCTGTTTTACCATCAGGATTTAATTTTTTAGCCAATAATTTGACCACGCCTTTTAATTCATTAATTGTTTTACGACCAGGCTCAAAAGTTAAAGTTCCAGCAACTTTTTTATCTGGATATACTCCATTCGTGACACTTCCGCTAGGGTCTTTTAATAATCCAATAGGTTCATTTTTACCCGTACCAGCTACAAAACCACGTTCTAAACCTACTGACATCGCTTCTGTAATCATAGTACGAACATATCGTTCCACCCATACTGGACCAAGCTTTAACATATCATTCGCTAATGGAATAAATGCCGTTAATTTCAGTTGAGTAATAGATTCTTTTCGGAATGTAGCATTTAATTGCCCTTTAATATCACCAAATAAAGGTCCCCATACAGCTGCACCCTCTGGATCTCCATAAATAAATTCTGTCACGGCTCCTAAATTCTCTAAGCCGATATGCTCTAGCAACGGATGACCTTGAACTAAATCATCAAAAATTCTCTCTTGTGTTGTTTTAGGTAAAGTCTCAGTAGATTTAAACCCACCCTCTTCAACAACGGCATTAAAGAACTTCATTTCTTCACTTGTTAGTACATTAGCACCACGAGATTGCATAATAGAACGATCTATCATTGATTCATTCACTTGATTTAAAATATCTGAACGAACATCTGTAGCAAGTGCTTCAATCATGGAATTTAACGCTGCTGATTGTTCTTCCGCTGTACCTTCTTGTGTTGCTTTCGCGAAAGCTAGTTTCTTCTCTTCAAAATTATTAAACTTAATAACCATATTTTATTTTCCTCCTAAAGTTAAAAAGAGCGTACTCAAATTCTGTTTTGTATGAACAGGCTTTTGAATAGGCTCTTTTGGATTTGTATTCGTTTGTAAATCATTCAGAATTTCATTTTTCAAACCTGATAATGCTGCATTTAAATCTTCTTTTGTAATCCCTTGGCTTTTGTTCATTGTTCCATTTCTAAAACCATCGATTACCTTTTGTGGAAGCATGGCAGCAGTAGAAGCTGACGCTGTCATTTTAACCTGATTATCCATAAACATGATTTCATCCACAAAATTATGTTCTAATGCTTGTTGTGGACCCATCCAAGTTTCTTCAGCCATCATATGAAGTAGTTCCTCTTCTGATTTACCACTTTTAATGACATAGGCGTTTACGATGGCTCGATCAGTTGTTTTCAACATTTCAGCAGCTTTTTCCATGTCACGATGATCTCCACCATTCCACATAGAAGCATTGTGAATCATAATTTGTGCTGTAGGTGAAATTCGCACTTTATTACCAGCCATCGCAATTACAGAAGCCGCACTTGCTGCTAATCCAACAATTTGAATTTCCACATGACCAGGATAATTTTTCAACGCTGTGTAAATCTCTGAACCTTCATGTACATAACCACCAGGACTATTAATCGATACAACTAAGTCATCTCCATTTGCATCATCAAGCGCTTTTGAAATCTTACCCGGACTTGCAGCATCCATTTCAAACCAATCATAAATCCAAGCTTCATCATTAGAAATAATTGGACCTTTCACGTCAATTTTCACCGTCATTTTCTTTCTCACCTCCTTCAGATTCATCTAATTTTGTATAGTTTTTCGTAATATGATGGATATTTAAGTTCGGATCATCAGAATCCTCATAATCTACTTCTGAACGAATTTCATTTCCTGTAAATGCACTTGAAGAAATGAGTTTATCAATACTTGTCGCAAGATCAAATATACTTTGATAGGAAACAGCCTTAACCTCAATCTTTCGTCCTAAAAGATATTCACTCATTTCAAAGAATTTAACGTTCGCTTCATCAGATAGCTTTTTTAATAATGGTCGTACTGTGAAAAGCATATAATTTTTCGTTTGCTTTTCTACATCAGCCATTTCTCCATATATCAGAGCTATAGGAATACCAATTGCCATAGCTACTTGATTCAAGAAACCATTTGTTACTTTATTGATTTCTTCCACACTTGGACCATTTGCAACACCATTGTATATCTCGTTATAATTAATACCTTTTTGCTGTGGAACAATAGCTATATCTTTTGAACCGATTGACTTATACATATTGTCTATAAACTCTTGTAGCTTTGCTATTTGTTCCTCAGTTTTAGCACCAATCATATCCATATCAACCGTGCCACGAACTTGATTTTTACGTTTCTGTGAGTTTAGTATCCTACCAAATAAATCACCGTAATCTGCAAATAATCCATCAATAAGTGGAGATAATTTATTATTCCGATACTTCAAATGAATAACTTCGCTTTGCTTAAAACTTCTCTTAAACGTATAATCTTTTACCCTTACATCAGTAAAGATATCTTCAAACACAGCATACTCATTATGTTGAAATCCATCTGCAATAAGTAAATCACCATCATCTGCTTGTATGACTAAACACTCATTATCATAAATAAGTTTGCGAACAAACCTTTCCCAAAAGGTACTTGCGGTCATATTCTTGTTTGGTCTTACGTTTAATCGATAATAAAGCTCATCCTTCTTAAATGCTTTACCATTTCTTACTCTAAATTCAGATTGACTAATCGTTCTTCCTAAAAATGAGACACATGTATCAATCGCCAAACGTTTCATATGAAGCCTGTTTGCTGTATCAGTAATTATGTCCAGGTCCAACATGAATTCTAGTTCTTTATTTCTTTTAAATACTGAACCTAACCACCCAATGATTATCACCCCCTTTAAAATTTGATACTATCGAGCATAAACTCAACTTCTTCTTCAAGAATGTTATCCGCTTGCCATAATGCATGGATAAAAGCTTGAAATCCATCTGTTTTTCGTTTGAATTCATCTTTTTTCAAATATTCTTTATTGCCATCTTTTTTAATATGAACATAGACGTTATTTGTGTACCAACGCATTAACGGATTATCGCCAAAGATAATACGGTTGTTCGCAAATAATGTTTCGACCCTTGGCGCTAATAATGAATGAATAGCTTTTGGATTACGAATATACAACAATGTAAACCCTTCTGCTTCAAGTGCTGTTTTAACAAGATCTAAACGGAATGTATCTGCAACAATCGTATTCACACCATACAATTCACGCATTCTTACGAACCAATCCACAATGTGAGAGATATTAATTACAGGTTCATCCACAATTGTTAATAATCCATTTTCGGCCCACTCAAAAATAGGTGCTTTTAATTTCACCTTGTCCAAGAAACCTTTACGTACAAATGAATGACCTTTCCAAATATAATCTTCACCATGTTTAAATAGTAAACCAACAGCCGCGAAGTCCTTAATACTGGCGAAATCGAGTCCTCCCACAGCTACTTTATGTTTTAAATCAGGAATCTTTCTGAGAGTTTCTCCATCTTCTTCAAAACCAGTACGCATTATTTCTTCCCAAGTAGCAACAGACTTTGTTAAATCTACTTCTGGCAAATTCATTCTTTTAGTCATGAAGTTTTCTCTGTTAGATGGATCATTTTCAAGGTTTTTATATTGTCTCATAACCTTTTTGAACAACCCTCTAGCATATTGACTCATAGGCTTACTAAACATTGGATTTGCTTTTTCCCACATCTCTGGATTGTCTACTTCTTCAGCGTTATCAAGCTTACAAATAAAAGGGAACAACCTATCTTCTTTTTCTTTACCTTTCAGGATGTTCATTGCTCGTTCTTTCATCTTGTCAAGGTAACCTTCACGAACAAAACCATCTGTGGTAATAAAAAATTCCCTAGAGTTAGGAACTTTACCTAAACCACTAGAGAATACTTCTACAACATCGCTATTTTCATATCTGTGTATCTCATCATAAATGACACATCCATCTCTTAATGAATCTTTACTTCCTGCATTTGATGTATGAAATTCAAACGTCGAACGAGTCGCTTTATTCGTTATCAATTGTTTAGTTGATACAAATAGCTCATCTAATATTTCATGCTTTTTATTCTTTTCATAAACATCTATAAAAGAAGTTTTAGCTTGCCTTTCTGTATTAGCAACTACTGATACATTATAATGCTCAATACCGTGCAATTCGCTAATAAAGAAGTGTGTCAATGCACTAATCAATCCATTTTTACCAGCACCCCTTGCCATCATCCAGAAGTGTTGATCAAAATAAACATCTTCATATTCATCAAACAAAAACACAAATGCTATTAAAAATTTTTGAAAGGAATTTAATTTGAAATGCCACTTTTCTATGAAAGTTACACATTTATGAATTAAATCCATATCGAAATGTAGATCATTACGGGTTAGTATATCTTGCTTTAAATAATGAATAAGCATGATGCGTTCTTTATTTAATACTACTGTTCCCGTTTCATATAGTTCTATATATTCACTTACACACTTATGAACAATCATATTAAATCACTTGCCGAATACTTCTTAATTTCTTTTTTATTATTTCCTTCTGGCAACAAATCTGTTAGCTGTTTAATGACCCTTTGATATGATTGATCACGGGTATTATATAGCCGGGCAACAGGCCGTTCTCTTTCATACGGCTCTGTTTTATCAGATTGTGAGAACATTTCATAATCACCATTCTCAGATATATCCATCCACATCTCATTCAATAAAACTCGTAATCTTGCTGCCTGAATAATTAACCCTTCAACTACTTTCAACTTACTAGGTGGGATTTCTTTAAATAGTCTTTTCAAACGATTTTTTTCTTTGTTAACTAGCACCTCACGCTCATCAATGTCCGCCATAATATCACCTCGATTCAATCATATTTTCATACTGGGTAGGGGTCCTATGCGATATGGCTCAAAAATCTGGAAAAACGACCCCCTCCTCCGGTGCCCCTTAGAGCATTTTTTGATGAAATATTTTAAGGGGGGGTATTATTATCGAACCATTTTTACCACTTTTCATCGTTTTCCCATTTGTTTATCTTTTTAACAAACACTCTACCGTGTTCTTTATTATGGCAATCCACACAGACTGTTTCGAGATTGTCTATTTCTAATGCAAGTTCTGGATGATGCTCGAGTTCTTTTATATGATGGACAACGAGTTGTATCTTCTTACGCTTTGCACTCTCACTGTATTCATTCGTGTCTGTTTGTACTCGACCATTACGCCTACACTCCTGGCACTCATAAGAGTCTCGCTTCTTTACTTGTTCGCGTATGTTCTTCCACTCACCACTGTCATAGAACTTACGCTTCTGTTGTTTGGTTTTGTATTCCTTCATTAATCATTGCACCACCATGTTTACAATGTTTGCATTGCAATCCATCTTTAGTTCTAGCTTGTCGTTCAGTGTATTGTTCTGTATCCCCGCATGATATACATCTAAACTGTACAACCTTCTTCGGTTTCTTTTCTTCTAACAACCCAAGAATGAATTTATTTACTACACTTTCACCAGCTTCTTTCATCTGGTTTGGAGTTGAATTATTAACTATCTCATCTAATTTATCTTCTAATTGTTTTAATAATTTGCTTTCATTATTATTAATTGCTTCTTCACCTAATCCTTGAACAAATGCACCAAGAACAATCGCCAGCTCAAGTTTAGTTAGTTTCATCTATCCTCACTCCTTATCATTCTTTGATAGCCATGTTACTTTTTCTATCTTGAAATCTATTTGCTTACGTTCTTTCTTTAGTTGATAATCAACTAAATTTTCAATTGCTACACCTAATATAAGTCCGAAACAAGTACCAAATGCAAAAGCCGCCCCTAACAGAATCATCAGCAAACCGTCCTTGCTCTAATACATTTAGGTTTACGATCTATCACTTGTGACTTCATTACTTTATGTCTAACATATCCGTATATTTGTTTAGGTGTTGTTGGTTCATATTCATAATTAATGCATTGTGTGAAAGCCCTCGCCATTTCCACTATCGATTCCCAATTTTCTTGAATCCAATTGCTGATTACTTTACACGCTTCATATAGTTTATAGAACTCTTTTAATCGTGTCTCAATATCATCCTTCATCCCCCTCACCCCTTACGCTTAAATCCTTTCTCCATTTATCTTTTTTCAATAATTCTTTTATTGATGTTTGTTCTAAGTATTTCACAGAATAAAACATAGGCTTCCCACCATATAGCTTGTAATACTTAACATCTATTCCAGACTTTTTGTGTGCTTTTTCAAGTGGTTTAAGGTATTTGATATATGCTTTCTTATCAATAGCCATAAGACCAAGTGCAGCAATCTTACCGTTTAAAACGCTGTCCAATTATCCTCACTCCTTATCTTTCCTTAGCGTGTTCTTGAAACAATTGTATTTGCCGTTGGTTGAATGCCAGAAACAGCTTCACTAATTGCCTTTCCATCTAAAACAGTAGTAACTTTTACTGTGATTCCATCCAATTCACTCTTACCTGTAAACCTACCCATAACCTTCTCCAACTTCTCTAATGCTTCCACACATTCATTAGCAGCTTCTGTTACTTCCTTAATCTCTTCTAATGCTTCAGTTGTATCAGCGGTCACTTCAATAATTAGTTTGTTATTAGCCATTTTGTGAATCCCCCTCAGATTGTTTAATCAATTTTTGAACATGAGTTATATTCGCTTTCGTTGCTAACCCTTCCTCTAACATACTAACCCTTCGACTTAGTCCCTCTACGCTTGCAGAAACATTAAGTAAAGTGTGTTTCAAACCAACATTATCTCTTTGTAAATCGTTAATTCTTTTTTCAAAATCAGCAATTATTTCTGTTATAGATTCCATCTCTCATCCTCCTCCAAAATAAAAAGCACCCGAATGGATGCTATAGTTTTATTAATACACTTTAAATCAATATCGATATGATAATAAATTAGTAAAAATGTAAGTATAGGTAAATAGGGAAGAATATAGTCTTCTTACAGAAAGTCTTATGATCACATTCATTTCTAATTACCTAATATAAAATGTATACATTATTGTCTATACATATCATTTATAAATATATTCCGGTACGTGATATTTTAATATCCACTCATAAACAAAAGAGCAACCGTTTCGTTCAGTTGCCCTTCCGTTAATTCTTTATGTTATTACTATAACCCATTTTTACAAGGGTTTCGTTACCCACAAAGTACCTTACTTAAAGGTGACCTACTAAAAGGTAACCTTTTATAATCCGTCCACAAACTTTAATACCTTTCTTATTTCAGCGTGTTTTCGTTTAATATAATATGGACTGTAATCTAAATCGTATGCTATTTGTTCCAATGTCATCCCATCGATGTATTTCTTTTGAATGATTTTATTGTCCAATCCTTCAAACTTACTAATCATTACTCTTAATTCATGCATGTCATTCATTGTATGCGCCAATTCATATTCAATGGCAGCAATACGATCTTCTAATTTAGCTCCTTCTGATTCTTCAGTTAAACGAACGCCTCGAAGATCACCATGCACCCAACGTTTTAGTTCACGCTTACTTCGTAATAAATTGTTTTCTAGATAACAAATTCTATCTTCCAGGTTTCGATAGTCTTTCAACCAATCTAGCATGTATGCCACCTCACTTATTTTAGGATGCCAGCTTGTACGAATATATTTCTCCATGCTGTTTCAACACGATATTTTTCTATTGATTTACCTCTACGAGCAATCGCCTTCTTCATTTTCCGTTTTTTAAGCTTTTTCACCGTTTTTCCCCCTTTGATTTCACCTCAAAACTGATGAATTGATTTATACGCTGTTATTTCACGTTTTTAGACGTTCTAATGTCCACAAGACCTATTGCATTCGGAATTAATTTAAACGTTTAATTTCCTTATTATATAAAGCCGTTTTTTTCGCAAGAAATGAAATTTAGCTTTCTTTTTTATTCTCCTTTGGATAAAAGTCATTTTCCTTCGCATGTTCATCACAAACAACTACTTCAATGAATTTATCATTTGAATCATTGCTATCTTTATATCTCCCATAAACGAAACCTTCTGTTGTAGCATCTTTATTACAACCGTTGTAACAACACTTTTCCATATCTATTCCCCTTTTCTACAAAATGAAATTTTTATTAAGAAAACTTATTTATACCTTTTAATTGATCATTTTCTAATTCAAGTTCACTTATTCTTCTCTGCAACTTTTTTATTGTGTTTATGGCCATATACGCTGTATCCTTCGCCTCTTTTTTGAACTCTTCATGAGTTATTGGTCCATCTGTATTACCTCTAAGGTGCCACAATTCTGATAAGGTTTTATCAACCCTCACTCACTCCACCTCGCTTTCTGTTTGCAGCACTCACAGTAATTCTTGAACTGATTCCCTTCTTTTTTAAATGTATAACCTTTTGAAAGTGCGCCATTCATTCTAGTATCAAAACCTGGTGGGCAATTTGTTTTACATAATAGCTCTTCCTTACCACAATCATCGCAAACTACAACCGTTTTATATGATTTCATTTCCTCTGTTCTAAAAGCCATCTTTTAACCCTCCTTATCCTTGATACTTTTGGAATAGCTCAGCCATTGTCATATTATTGTATTTTGCTAGATCTTTAGTTACGGCGCATACATTTTTGAAAGTTGTGCATCCCATTTCAATATCGAGGTATTCTAGTAGGTTCACATGCCAGTCATTCCGATACGTCTCTTCACCATCATGCAACGTTTCTACCCAGCATACTAATTCTTGGTGATTGACTTCAGCCTTATCGGTTGGAATAGGTTGATTACTCCTTTTGCACCAGCGCCAACCGCCTTCTTTCCATGTTCCTTCTGACTCTTTTTCATTGCATAACTTTTTAAAATCTTTATCTGACACTTGATAAACTGAATAATCACAAGCCATACTTCCATAAGTTTGTTTCGCATTAACACCTAATCTTTTTAAATCTTCAGTTATGTTTCCTTGCACTAAAATTTCTTCCATTACTCATCATCCTTTTTCTTATATTCTCTTAATTTTTCTTGTGTTTCCCAAATGCCAGAATGAACTTTCTTAATTTCTTCCTTTAACTCTTCCGGCACTTCCTCTACAAGTTCTAAGACCGTGTTGGCCCAACTCATAAACTGTGATGCATTCCCCATATATGCTAGCGCTTGGAACACATAATCATTTTCCAATCCCATCGCTTTTAAATTTTCAAGGTTTGGACGATAATCCAATACATTTCCTGATAACGAGCTTTCATTTAACGCCTCATCGATTGCTTTTCTGATAGTTTCCGGATCAAATGGGGAATAACTATCAAAAGCCCCATATATCGCTTCATGTGTCCATCCTCTATTAATAAGCTCTTTACACTTTTCAACCAACTCTTTATAGGTCTTCATAGCTATCACCCTCGTTTTCTAATAAAATAGCGTTTTTGTTTAGTTTCACTCTAAAAGTAAAATTTTCATTTTTTCATTCAACCAAGTTCATAACATATTCTTTTCCTCTGATAAAATAATGATTAGGTGTCCCATGCGCATTTTATCCACTAGAAATAATACCTTTTACATACTTACGTATTAGAAACTTCATTTCTGCTTCTTCTGCAATAGCAATTTTGTTCACTTTTTTGATACATTTATGAAACATTCACATGTTATCTTCAATATGTTCTATTCTTTTTGAAAAACCATGTGAGAATACCAAAACAAGAAGCCCTAGAGCCCTAACTCTAGGGCTTCTTGTTTTCAAATAAGGATTTTATTAAATTACATCCGCACCATCGATCGCCTCTATTTCAGCTTCACATTTCTCTTCTGACCAGTCTTTAATCATATCCCACGGATAATGCATTTCTACTAATGTCCTTTTATAAGTGCCTTCTTCCGTTTTACTAATCGCAACTGGATCAGGATCATTCAGTTTTAATACAGTGTCATAAATCTCTTCATTACTAACATCCAATTCTTCGCCTAACTTATCTAATGAGTTATCAGGTTCGCACATCCAGCCGTAATTCTTACCACTCTCAGAAGCATTAAAAATCACTTTTGCTATTAACTCAATTACTTTTGCTTTATCCATTTTCCATTCTCCCTTTCGTTTTAAAATAAGAATTTTGTTAATGAATTTATAAAATTATCACCATTAGGCAAAAGTCACATATATTATTATGGATTGTTATTCATAGTAATGGGCGGAGCACCCTGGTCAGGTGCTCTTTTTTATTTATTAATCAAATAACTATTTTGTTTAGTTTTCATCTTCCTCAGCATCGCAATAACAATCTTCTTCCACCTCATTACACTGATCACAAATCTTTTGAACTTCAAAACCCTTAAATTCATAAATTGGTTGTACTTGATATTTTTTATTGCACGAATCGCATTCTATCTCATGATTTCCTTCTTCCCATTCAGCGCGGCAATCCTCTACAACTGAGTCGCAATACGGACACTGTTGAGTTTTTAATAGTTCCATCTCTAATTCCCCATTTCCACTCTAATTTTTTCTTGTAATCTCACGAATGTTTCATTGCAAAACCTAACTGCTGCATTTGGATATTTAAACCTCAGGAAACCATCGTAAAATTGGATCTTTGTTTCCTCATAAAACAGAGTGAATGCTGTATCTTCAGAGTAAACGTGAATGTCTTCTTTTAACTTTTCGATAAGTTTCCATTGCTCGCGTGCCTCTTCTTCCGTGAAATATTCCGATCTACGTTGACTTATCAATTCTTCTTTAATGTATTTAAACGTTTCCTTGACATCAATTACGTTTTCTCTTGCTATCTTGCAAAGGATCTGATCAGGACGTCTACTAATCAAGAAATCTTTCATACTCTCGCCATTCCATGTTTCGAACCAATATGAGAAGTTGCCGAAATCCGTAATTGCCGTGAATATTCCTGTATCATCGAATAAGAAAACTCCCCAACCTTCACCGTTAACAGATGGTATTTTGTACTTTGAAATTGACATTTTAACTATCCCCTTTTCGATTAAAATAACGCTTTTGTTAAGTTTTCTTACTGCGTATCATCACGTTGTTTTAAGTAGTTCAACAATTCTTCCGTATCTTGTTTAATTACATCCGTTAAGTTTTTAATACCAATTTCAGCTTTTTCTTCATCGATATGACCTACTTGTGATAAGTAAAATAGCATGTCTATCTTAGCTACCATTTCAGTTATGCTCCTTGCATAATCTCTTGCTCCATTGATTCTGTATTGATTTAATCCATGTTTATCTTCCATATCTCATTCCCCATTTCTGTACAAAATTCAAATTTGATAACAACCCAGGACTCCCTCATTTAAGAAAGTCCTGGAAATATAGTTTATTTAACTTGAACCAATGGATTAGCTTCTCCACTTACTTGTGGTAACTTGCCATCCCATTTTTCAATTTTTTTAATTTCTACAATTTCTGGAGTTAAAGACTTCTTAATAATCTCATTTGCTTCAGCTTTTCCTCTCGCTTCCTCAATGGCTTTCTCTGCATTGATTGTAGCTTGCTTTTTCTCAATCTCTGCTTTTTCAAGGTTTTGTTGAGCATCTACTACTCCTTGAATCGCTTTTGCTGTATTTGCATCTGGTTTAGGAGCTTCTAACGTAACAGAATCTACTAAGAAGCCAGTAGTATCTACCATTTTTCTAAACTCCTTTTCTATTGCCCCGTTAATTTCCCCTTGATGTTGGAATACTTCAAGAACTGAATAGTTAGAGAAAACGTTTAATGTAGCTTTCTTAAGTCGAGTCTGTAACCAACCGTTCTCAATTACATCTGGAGCTTGTCCTTTGAACTTGTTATAAATCTTAGGAAGTTTCTCTGCATCATTCATGTAATCGTAAGATAAACTAACTGTTAATGGCTTACCATCCTTGGTTTGTACGCTGAATTTGTCCACTTTAACCGTTTCTGTTGAAATAGGATAAGCTGTTACACGTTTAAATGGTGAAACTAAATGCCACCCTTGTCCTAAGGTTTCTTTTTCAATTCCTGTACTTCTGTTATAAACAACACCTGCATGCCCCTGATCAATCACCTTCACGCTCATTGCTGTTAAAATTCCACCTGTTAAAAGACTTACTCCTAATACTGCTGCACCTACGATTTTCCTTGTATTCGGCTTTTCCAATAAGATGATTTACGTTCTTGTCCATATGGAAGAACGCTTTATTAAAACCGTTTATTTTAGTTTCTGTAATATAAATTATTCGAAGCAGATTTTTGATTTTAAAGTCCATAGCAACCGACAACCAAAAGTGTAAAATATCAACCATTTCTTCTAAAAATGTATCGTTAGGTTGCTCAAATTTTGTTGACCACATTTTAAAAGAATTTGTTGCATTCCAGGCTTCATTCACTTCATTTTTCAGCGCGTAAACCTTGTTATATAGCATGTCATAGCGAGCATAGTTTTCTTTATGTTTTGCTATGATATCCTTATCTAAAACCCTTTGCATTTGGAATAGTTCCGTTAAATCAATAAATCTATTTTTCATGTAATTTCTCTCCTACTCTTGAAACTTATTTATCTGAATGCTTTCTTTTGTTAACCTTATCTACCAATCTGAAGACAATCATAACCACCAATACACAGAATATTGAAACTACAAATCCCATGATTTAACCAGCCATATCTTCAGCAAAGAATAGAATTTCTAAATTTTCTATCGCAACCTCATATATTTGATGCGAGTTCATGATTTGTACAGTCGCTCTATCGGCTATTACGTGTAAAACACGAGATGCATACACATCATCAGTTACCACATCACCAGAACGATACTCATTCGGCCTCCGTCCCTTTTGAGCAAATACACGTCTTAAACTTTCTTTGTTGATCTCTTCTACTGTTGCATATCTACATTTATTTGCATGATTGTAGCCCCAATCACCATGTATCGCTCCTTCACATCCCCATGTTCCCCATAACTCTACTTTGTTGTTAAATGTATCTTTAATCACTCGTTTCACTTGTGCAATAACTTTGTTATCCTTCAATTCGCATACAACCCATTGACCAGCAGTTACTTTCTTTTCATCAATCTGTAAATTCATTTTCTATCTCTCCTTAATTAAAGATTTATGAATCCAAACTAATTAGCTATATAAGTTAACTTCCTGCGCTGCATCATTTCTTCTCTTGATGGAATAACCAACTTTGACCAAGGTGAAGCTTCTTTTGCCTTCTTTCCACATTCTGATCGTGTTAACACTGGAGTTGTTATGGCTTCTTCTACAGTCCACTTCAAACGTTTAACTCTGTCACGTGCCGTACTATAACTAATACCATTTAATTCAGCTTGTTCCGCTTGTCCATCAGTTAACACTTTATTTTTACATTTTGAATTGGCTTGTTCCGCCAATTTTAATGCTTGATACTTATCTATAGGTGGCTTACTGATTGCATCAATCAATCTCCAACCTTTTTTTATTCTTGCTGTATAAGTTGAATGAGAGATACCATTTTTCAAAGCTATTTCTTTAATGTTTTTCCATCTATTTGCGTTATATCTTGATGGTTTTGTCATTGCAATTTCTTTGTCCCATCCCAAATTTCTAATCCTACGTGTCAGTAATTCATTACTAATTCCATTCTTTGCAGCCGCCTCATATTCTTCTGGAGTTATATAATAATCATATGGATTCCGCATGAGTATCTTCTCCTATTCAATTGTTAGTTAAGTTCTTGAATTTCTTTTAACGATCTATCCGAAACTTCAATACTACGAATCTTAAAACTATAATTCTTACGATATTTTTCACGAATTTTTAACGCCGCTTCTTCTTTCGTTTCAGCTTCACAAAATTCTAATTTAAATCCTGATTCTGTAACAATATCCACCATGTATGTATCTATGAGTGGCTCGTAAATAAAATCATGATCTATTGTGATTTGTTCAGTCATTTGATTCACCTTCTATCGGTGAAAGCGTAATAATCATTTGTTGATCTATCACATTCCCTATTACAGCATTCATCCATAGATTAGGATTCATTTTTCTCATTAAAAATTCGATGACTGTGATTAACTCTTCAGTAGATAAGGAAACAAATTCACCTAAAAGTTCTTGATTGAACTTACCACCACGTTTTTCAATCGTTAGAGCTACTCCGTTGTCAATCACGTATCTTTTTGCAGTTACTAAATCGAATTGACGGACTTTCTCGCGGCCGAATCCTTTTATTAATTCCTTTAGAACATCATGAATGACACGAAAATCTAACACTTTTACTTTCTGTTCAAGCTGCTCTCTACACTGCTTGCATAAAGTCCTCTCCAAACCAGAAATATATATTTTACTCATATCAGACTCAGGAAAAGGATTTTCGCATTCGTAACATTCTTCTCCAATTACATCTTCAAATGGATTTAGCATGTAAATCGCTCCTATGATTTATATTTGTTTAGCACTTCTTGCAATCTCTCACGCTCTTCATCAATAGATTGTGAGTTTTGCTTTTCGATTTCTTTTTTAGTTGGCTCAACATCTTCACGTAACCAATCTGGAACAATTTCTTTTCTATTTGAACGACCAGGTCCCGAACCATTCAATCGCTTGTTCTTACTCATTTCAAAGCGTCTATCTAATGCAGCAACATCATCTAATGTTTTTACTTTTTGCTTTTCCCAGCTTTTCAAAATGGCCTTAATGTAATTCCATTTTGGCTTATTTTCATCAATAGCTTTGTGAGCAGCATGTTTAATTAATTCGCTACCAAACGAATCACAAAACTCTCCTAATTCCGTAATGGCAATTTCACTTAACGGAATTCCTTCACCTTTTAAAAAGTTATAACTGATCTTAAATTCTTCATCGACTAATACATGTGATTTCGATTCTTTATTATCATCATGATAATGATTAGTATTTTGTATATTAGTATTTAATTTATTAGTACTTAGTATATTAGTATTTAGTAGTGTCGGATTTTCCACATGTAGGTTTCCCACAAGTGGCTTTTCCACATCTGGGTTTTCCACATGTGGAATTTCCATAAGTGGCTCTTCCTCATGTGGCTTCCCCATATCTGGTGTTTCATAAATTTCAGTTTCCCAATTTGTTATCCTCTTACTCTTTTCATCACGAACAGGGTAACGCTTTATATATCCTAGCGCTTTTAACTCTTTAAACCCTGAACGTAACGAGTCTTCCCCGTCCTTAGCGTGTTGAGATAACTCACTTATATGAAAAGTCCAATTATCAGGTAATGTAAGTGCATAAGCTAAAATCCCTTTTGCCTTCCAAGACAACCTTTCATCTTTTAAACCGGTATTATTTATGACAGAATAATTGCTGTCTTTTTTCACTCGGATAATTCCCATAAAAGCCACCTCATAAATTCTCAAGAACTATATTTAATGCTATACTTATCAAGTAATATTTTTTTCTAATAGGACCCGTTGCAGCGGGTTCTTTTTTATGAATTACGTCGAATACTATCGACAACTTCTTTTCTTCCTCCCACTTCTTCCAAACGATCTGCTACTTCTAAAACCTTTTTTCTTTCTTTAGAAGAATCATTTTTTATTTTCTTGAAGTACATAGCTGATAACTCCTTTGAAATTTCTAAATCTCTGCTATTTTGCTTTTGATATAAATCGTGAAGTTCAACATAAGCAATTTTGTCACCGTTCCTATTGGCTTGCTCCATTTGTTTATATAAAAGTTGTCGGTTCTGTATACATTCCTTACGCTCTTTTTCTAATTCTGATGCCATCATCAAATGTTCTGGAAGTACTCTGTTTTCGGTTCCCATTGTTTAAACGCTCCCTTTCTAAACGATCACTTTCATCAAACTTTCGTTCAATGAAAGTACCGCCTTTATAAACTCCATACGCAAGTATCGCAATCCCTAATCCAAAGATACAGACATTCGTTGTACTTTCTACCGTTATAATGTCCATTAGGCTAAAATAAACACCTTTTTAGATTCCACTTCTTGCGATAATGCTTTATTTAGGTACTCTTTAATGTTATTCATTGCTTCTAATTTCCAAGCCCCACCGTCAGCTTCAAACAAACCACAACGAGCACCTTCACGCATTCTAAACACAAACTTACTTTCTGGTTGTTCTACTTCAACAAATGTTCTATATGGCATTAACTCAACTGGGTTAGGAACTTTCGCCTGCCCTCTTGTAGCAGTTCCTGTTTTTACAGTTACAGCTTGCGATACACCATCATCTTCAATTCCTTTTACCATTTCGTCTACAACATTTCCTATCACCTTTAAAATAATGCCACGATGATCATTTTCTACAAATCCTGACTGTAATGCGATATTAAGTTCTTCTCTGTCATAAAAACTATCAAAGTTAAAACGTGGAATAGATGCTTTCGCTTGGATAAATGTACTTCTTATCTTGTCGCCATTAACTGCTGTAAATACACTAACTGTCATCGGGTTCTCGATATGAATCATTAAGGGTACCGCTGTATCAAACTCCGATTTAATGTAACTTACCAATCCAGATAAACTACGTACAACAATTTCCGCTGGTGTTGGTTCTTGCACAAGATGTAAGCGTTGCGTTGAATATGTCTGTTCACCGATTTTGTGTGTTTTAATTGTTCCAATCTCTAATACCTTTTCAATTGCTTCTCTTGTCATAGTCATTTTTTATTTCCCCTTTTCTTAATTAGATTTAGTTTTCAAATAATCGATTACTACTGTTTGCTTCTCAGCAGCCTGATTTTGTTCTTTTTCTTCTACTTCTTCTACAGGTTGTCCAACATCTGTTTTCACATCACCCTGTAGATCCATATAAAACTGTCCTTGTATTCCAGAAGCTAGCTCTTGACCAACTAGGTTTCCGTTTTGATCCATATCTAATAGAATCTTAGACTCTACCGCTTCTGTTGGTGCTAGTTTCGAAGTGGCTTGAACCTGACAATTCCATACATCACGTTTTTTATCACCAGCAAACGAAAGTGTTAAAACAATCTTTCTTGCTTTTTTCGGATCAGTATTTAAATCCGCCATATTTTCCATTACACGCTCAAACTCTTGATGAAATCTTTCAGCAAGTGCTCCATCAGCAAATGTATTTAAATCAATCATGACTTCCATTACTTTGCTCACCTAAACCTTTCTTCTTAAAATTCAACATCCACTTGAATATCAATATTCATAGGGATTTCTTGCGTTACACGAATTGATTTGGGACTTACACCTTTTTGAATTAACTTTTTAACTTCTTCTTTTGCAGCATCTTTTGAGTGAAATTCATTGATACCTGGAAAACCTGCGAAATTACTTGTAATCACTAAAATCTTTTGTTGCATGATTGCTCCTCCTATTGAACTTCCGCCATATTTATTTGTGCATTTGTAGCTGTAATTTCTTCTTCTAAAATAATTGGGAGTGAATATTCTTCATTAATGATTTGAATCGCTCTATCTAAATGATGACGTTTAATAGCTTTATAACTACTAATTCCAAACTCTCTATGTAATTGACTATAAATATCGCTATAGACTTTTTTTCTAAGGCTAACATCCCGATAAGCATTAGATTCCTTACCACCTAATAGAAGAACACCTAACTTTCTTACTACCTTTGATACTTCATCACATTCGATAGCATATAAAGGAGCGTTTTCTCGTAAATCCTTCACATCTGATTTAATATCTTGAATTTCTTGTTTTTGACCTTCTAAAACATCAAATGTGAGTTTCAGAATACTCATCGGATCTTTAGGAAGTTGTTGCTGGTTTTGTATGTGTTGTTTCATTCTTTTAAACTCTTCAATAAACTTAATTTTCATTTGAACAGCTTCTTTTGTGTTGTAACTCATTGCAACCAGCGTGAAAGCTTCTTCTGTTAAGTTATACTTAAGATATTTTCGCCCACGCTCATTTTCATAATTTGACTCGTGAAAATTTACGAGTGAAAATTCAGGTCCCGCATATTCAATTTGTTTTCTAATATCTTTCAACACATTGTCATGTGTCTTTTCAAACATTTCAGCAATCATTAAACTATCTGTTACTACTTTCCCTTTGTTTTCAAATACTAATGCTTGTTCGTTTGCTACTGTTAATTGATTCATGTTACTTTCCCCCCTCTACAAACTCGGAATAATCTTAGTTTTATTCATATTACGATGTACCAAATGCAATTCGTGATTTACTTTTTTAAAAATCAACCAATTATCGGGATTTAGATTGTATAATTTAATATGCATTTTTTCTTTTTTTGTTGGATTTTTACCATTTTTCATTAATACTAACCTCCTTATAATTCATCAAAATACTTATTAAGAAATTCTTTCATTTCCTTCGCTTTAAATAACCAACGATTATTTTTTTGTTTAGCAAAGATCTGTACTCTAGGATCACAAACAACATATTCCATTAACCAGTCATAACTTCTACTTGTTTCATATTGAAGTCTTTTCATATCCCACCAAGTACCAATTCCCATATCTGCTAAACGTTCATTAACTTGACGAGAAACTTCTTTTTGCAAGTAGTTATCATCGATAATGACTTGCACTGTTGCCGTCATTACTAGATCTCCTCACTTTCCAATATTCGATTTATTTTTTCTTTCACTTTTTTTCCTTCTCTTTTACCGTGTAAAATATCAGAGAGATATGGACCAGAAACGTTAAGCATTTTTGCTAATTCTCCTTGCTTCATCCCATTAACAAATAGCCACATTTTCACTTTCTTACCAAACCTTTTATCCATATCCACACCTCCTTCTATACATTTAGCTAATTTTTTAGCTTTCTATTGACTATTTCTATCCAATTAGATAAAATTAAGGCATAGCTAAATAAACCAAATTAAATTACCTTTTAAACGTTGAGGGACGTGCTATATAGGTTTAATTTGTAATGGTTTTGCGGCTAAATAATTAGCTTATGAACATAGTTTAATATCCGAACGGATAAAAGTCAATGATTTTCTATCCATTCGGATAAAAAATGTTCTGAGCTTTATTAAGGGTGGCTCAAATGTCTACATTCAACATAATTAAAAGTCTTGCGGATAAAAAAGGAATATCGTTATCTGATTTAGCAAAACAACTAAACATGGGGGAAAATTCTCTATATAAGTGGAAGACACAAAAACCTGCTGTTGATAAGCTGCAATTGGTAGCAGATTATTTTGAGGTAAGTGTTGATTACCTACTAGGTAGAACTAACAAAGAGTACTGGGAACTTACAGAGAAAGATGAAAAAGATATACAAAAAAAGTTAGAAGAGTTAATAGAAGATATGAGTAAAGCTGATGCTCTTGCTTTTTCTAAAGACTCTGAACCTATGTCAGAGGAAACTAAACAATTATTAATTGTCTCATTAGAAAATTCTCTTAGATTAGGAAAACAAATGGCTAAAAAGAAATTTACACCAAAAAAATACAGAAACGAAGAGTGATTGGAGTGGATCTAGTTGGTTTCAAAACAACAAATCAATTTAAAAATAGACGAACTACTTAGACGATATAACACCAGAGATCCTTTCCTTATCGCTGAAGCAAAAGGTATAGTCGTTATCACAGAAGCCTTGGGGGATATTTACGGATACTACCACAAAGTGTCTCGTATCCCTTTTATACATATTAATGAACGACTTTCATATCAAAATCAAATCTTCACTTGTTTTCATGAATTAGGTCATGCTTTATTTCATCCAGATGAAAATACACCTAAATTATCCAAGGTGTCTCTTTGTTCTGAAATTCGTATAGAAGCTGAAGCAAACTATTTTGCAACGAGATTTCTTATCGATGGAAGTCATCATGATTACTACATACAAACAAAGCAAGAATTATTACAGCATTATGGAATCCCCAAACAAATGGATAGATTTATTTAAAATCTATTATATATTTTTACACAAAAACAGAACAAACATTCTCATTATATATAGAATGGAGTGATTAAAATGGCTAGTTTTAGAAAACGTAATGATAAATGGGAATATCGGATCAGGTATAAAGAAATGGGGAAATACAAAGAAACCTCCAAAGGTGGATTTAAAACAAAAAAAGAAGCTCAATTAGCTGCTGCTAAAATAGAAGAAAAATTAGTAAATGGGAGCAATATACAGGACGGTAAAATAACTTTTAATGAATATCTTTACGAATGGTTAAATGTCTTCAAAAAAGGAAATGTAGCTCCAAGAACTTACATGGTCTACGAAAAAAACATTAGACTTCACATCTTACCTGTGTTTGGAGAATTAAAGTTAAAAGATTTAACAAGAATTAAATATCAAAAATTTATAAATAACCTATTAGAAAAGTACAGTAAAAAAACGGTAGAAACAATTAATGTCACAATGCACCATGCGTTAGATACAGCTGTTAACGAACTTGGGATTTTAGAAAAAAACCCAACTACAAAAATTAAATTAAGAACAACTCGTGTTTCCTCAAAAAATGATGATATAAAATGCTACGACATAGATGAACTACATCAATTCTTAACTTACATCCTTAATGAGAAAGGAGGCTTTAAATACTATTCTTTATTCATGTTTCTATCTCGCACAGGTCTCCGCATTGGTGAATGTTTAGCCCTTCAATGGGAAGATATTGATTTTGAAGAACAAAAATTATTCATCAACAAAACATTAATCACGACCAAAAGAAATGAGAAAATCTTATTCGGTCCACCTAAAAATAGAAGTAGTAAACGAACTATCTCTTTGGATTCTTCTACCATCTCTCATTTAAGAAAAATGAAAATAGAGCAAAATAAAAACACTTTGAAGAACGGTAAATATTATAAAGAATATAATTTTATATTTACACATGAAGATAATTCTTGTATGCTACACCCATCAACCCTAAAGTTCTTACAACAAGCTTGTAAGAAAGGAAATTTTAAATACATTACCTTACACGGATTTAGGCATACACATGCTGTTCACTTATTACAAAGTGGGGCAAACCTTAAATATGTTTCAGAACGTTTAGGGCATTCCTCTATAGACATGACTGCAAATGTATATCTTCACATAACAAAATCCATAGAGGAAACTGCCGTAAACCAATATGACGAGTTTTTAAAATCTCGTGGGCAAATTGTGGGCAAGTAA